CTGCTCTTCCTTCGTGGCCGTGCCGTCCATCTGTTTAGCCAAAAGGCTTGCTGTCAGTTCTTCGCCCAACTCATTCTCGATGTAGTTTTGCTGACAGTAGCGCAGGTCGGGCAGGAGCGAGACAAATTTCTCCCTGTTCTCATGGATGCTTACATAGTAATCAAACATCGTGGCCGTGTTGATAAAGAGGTCGGCCACCATGTAATAGTATTTCGACTGCTTCCACAGCTCCACAATCTCCGATTTCGGCGCGTCCTGACTGCCTTGCTCACACGCCTCTTCCAGCCACAACAGCAGTCGGTTGATAGCATCGTGCTTGTCGGCATTCAGCTGTTTCTTGTAGGCTGCTATGCCGTCCTTGGTGGCAGCATCATAGTTTTCGGCTGATACCACATTGATGCCACTCTGATTTACGCTGATGGCGTTCTTGTCGGCCTCGCGCATAAAAGCATCAAACACGATGACTTCTTGACACAGGTAGGCAAGTTCGGCGTATGGCTCGCCGCTCTCCAGCAGCCAGGCCACCACGCTTGCCTCGTTGTGTTCGTTATAGACTTTAAGCACTCTGGCATAGAGTTCATTGCCGACCTTGCTTTTCAGCACATCGGCTTCGCTGCGCTTAAATGCTCCTGTCATGCTCTCGATGTCGTCGTAGGCATGATTGGGCAGGTGCAGTCTGAGTTCTTCGATAGTACGAATTAGCATATCTCTTTGGTTTTAACTTTTAAACAGTCTGTTGATATTGGTGTTCGTGCCACGCTTTTTCAGCATATAAATACCGTCGGCCACTTCTTCAACCAAGCCGCCCGAACCATACTTGTTGATGCTGGTCTTGATGCCCTTTTGCAGTTGCAGGGTTAGAGCAGACAATACCTCCAACATCTGTTCGTTCACGGCACGGCTTTCTTCCAGTGATGCAAGGATGGCCTCGCTGTTGTTCTCCCTCTGTTTCTCCCCTTCTTGCGGTACAGCACCCAGCATTCCTGCAATTCCGCCCACATTGCCCTCATCGTACAGGCGAAAACCACGTCGGCGATTGCGGTCAAACCTGACAATCTGCTCCACCAAGTCGGGACGGAACTGCGTCATGCTCCGCAGTGTTTCCCGCCCGATAATCATTTCTGGCCCACGTTCGGCCACAAGCGACGGCTGCCCGCCCACCAGCGTTGCAATAGGCTGACGCACAATTCCCGTCTTCAGCTCCGTCTGTTTCCGGGCCGAATACACTCTGCCGTCATTACCCAGCACGGTGTATGCCCCACCCTCTTTCGCCTGCTGGAAGGTCTGCACATTGCCCTCGTCGTAAGTAAGCATGCCTTTGACAAGACGAATGGAGGATTTTGTTTGGGAAGATTTAGAAGATGAAGACTTCCCCTGCAAATTCTTCACCTTTTGCCGTTCGACGTTGGCTATGGCAAGTTGCATGGCTCCTGTTGCAGAAAGCATAGCTGCAGCTATACTACCTCCAATGGGGCCTAATTGCGCGTATGCTTGCATAATGGCTACGGCTGTATTGGCTATAATCTCTGAGGCTTTTACCGCAAACTGAATATCTGCATACTTTTTCTGAATCTCCAGCTTTTCATTCTCCTTCTCCTCTTCCAGCCTGGCTTGTTCTTCCTCGTTGCCTTGGGCTTGCGAGATTAACACATCGTATTTTGCTTCCACAGCAGAAATTTCATATTGCTGCATGGAATCTACCAGATTAGACATCAAGCCCTGATAATACTGTGCGTATTGTATCGTATTTTGGGCTTGTAGCTGTCGCTTCTTCTTCTGGAACTGCTCTTCCGAAATCATCTGCTTGTCGAGCATGTTCTTGTACTTTGCCACCTCGTTCTGATATTGCTGCGACCATGTGACTCCCAGCTGCTCCTGTATCTGATATTCTTGCTGAGCAAATTGATACCTCAAGCCGGTAATAGCCTGATATTTTTGTCGCTCCAACTCTACCGCTGCCGACGTTCCTGCACCAGCCTTCTGTATCTCCGCATTATACATAGCTTCGGTCAACGCCACCCTTTGCTCCATCTGCTGACGCATTTCATCTATGCCGATGGGGGTACGGCTGGTCATCTGCTGCACCTGCTTCTGGATGGTGCCGCTAATGTTGTTGGCGTAATTGTCCATCTGATAATACAGTGCCTGAATAAACGGAATGGCCTGTTGTAACGCCTTCCGCTCCTTGTCGCCAAACGCTTCTCCGTCCTGCTCCTTCTGCTTAATCATGTCAACCCACTGTTCTATCTGCGGGAATGCCTGCGCCCACTGCTCTAACTCTCCGCTGGCACTGGTGGCAAAGTCACGAATCCATTGAAGAGCCTCTTGCTCATTCTCAATGTCAATGCTGTAAGGGATTGTGCCGATAAACTTGCTGCTCATCTGCGTATAAGCCTCTTTGTCGCTCATGCGCGAAGCAATGGTCTGATCGAGCTGTGACGTTGCTTCCGTCTCAATAGGCGTATTTCCTTCGGCGGTCCGTACACGCTGCAACTGTTTCAGCATATCATAAAGCTGCTGAATCTGTTCTTTATATTGACCTGTGTCAGCCACCCACTTCTGTAGCTCCGGCAGTGCCTTCAACCATTCAGCTTGTCCGTTATCGGTCAACTCCTGCATCCACACACCCATGTCCTGAGGCTGTTCGCCACTTAGTTCGCCGTTAATGTTAAACCGCTCCACCATCTGACTACGGGCAGACCGCTGTGCAGTGTTGAGTTTTAATATCCTGTCCGGCTTCTCCATGATACCTGCCTGTAATCGTCGGGCAAATTCCTCGTAGGTCTCTGTCACAAGCCCCATCTGCTCCAGGTTCTTCTGCATGGCATCCTGCGCTTTCTCAACAAACTCAAACTGCTTACGCATCTTCTCCGCCTCACTAAATACCGCTGCACGCAAACGGGCTGATTCGCGGGCATTGCCGGCAGCCTTTGAATTTATCTGGTCAAAGAAAGCTCTGCTGTCAAGCCCAAGTACTTCTACACCGCCATTAAACTTTGCAAGATTGTCGTGCAGCATCTTCACTGGCACCTCCTGTATAGTCTTCAACAGGTTTACACTCAAGTCGCTGGTGTCGGCTAACGCATTAGGCAGTTCTGTCTTTTTCATTGCATCCCACGCCTCGGTCTCCCCCGTCGTGATGGCACGGCGTGCTGTGGCCAGCGCATCATTCTTCAGGACATTCAGCGACCGCACCATCATCTTTGCCTGTTCCTCTGTCAGTTCACCGTCAGAGCGTGCTTCCTGTATGGCAGTTTCCTGCAAGCGGTAATACTCTTCCAGCTTAGATATAATGCCTGTGCTCTGCTTCTTCATGTCCTCAAACTCCTCACGGAGTGCACGTTTGCGTTCTCGCTCTTCGGCTGGGTCTGGGGTCTCAATGACTTCTATATTGCCATCATCATTCCCTTCTTTTTCTTCTTTTATCAAGCCCTTAATGAAAGGCTGATATTTTTTCTCAATGCCTTTCATGGCATTATTCATCTGAATGATGCCCTCTATGTAGTTGTATATACCTGCGTATGCTTCCCTGTTCCCACTTACAAGTTCTTTCTCTTTTCTGTAGGCAGCCTCTCTCCTACCTACGGAAATAGGGTCAGTTCCGTAATAGTTAGCACCCTCCTTCTTTTGCTCACGCATAAAATCATAAATCGTCCCGACATCCTTTCGGTTATTCAACACAGAGTTCCATCGGTTATCGGTCTTAGCCAACTCTTTCAGCACCGATACGGTTGCCTGGTTAGGACCTTGGTATCCAGCCTTCCCAAGATTTTTCTCCACTAAATCCACTATCTGCTGCTGCGCCTTGGCTATATTTTCCGTGCTCAATCCTGTTTTCTCAACGCCCGACCGATAAGATTCCAGCCCTTCAACACTCTTCTTGGTGAAGACATCCCCAGCTTCCCTGATGTCCTTCTCCTGCATTTTAAGGGCAATGCTTTCACGGAGTGCATCGTTGGCTCTTTCTTGGGCCTTCTTGATCTCGTCAAGCGTGCTCTTTTCTGTCAGCAGCTTTTCGAGGTATTTTCCATACTTGGTATTGATTTCCGCTATAAGCCGTTTCTTTTCATCAGTCTTTGCATTAGCAGCCTTTGCCTTCTCGAAGAGCTGGTTCATCGCCCACTCTTCCTTATAGGTCTCTTCGTGATACTCTTTTGTGCTTGTGGTCAAGTCCTTAATCTTCCTGTTGAACTCTTCCGCTTGACGCTTGGCTTCATTTGTCTTGGAAATCCAGTCAATCAGTTCGCCCACAACCAAACTGATGCCAACAGCAGCAGCCCCCCAAAGGGATTTAACCAGGACTGCTTGCAACGCCTTATGCGCTGTAATGGCCAAATAGATACTTTTGATAAAACTGCCTAATTGCATGACCCAACCACCGATGGCAGCAGCCAACTTGACCGTACCTAAAGAAACCATAAGGTACAGCAATACAGGCAGAGCCTGAATCATGGCCTTTAATAGGCCAAACAGCGCGCCCATTGTAACCTTCAGGGATTCCATGTAGTAGGTATTTCGCTGAATACTCTCGGACATTGTAAAGAGTTCCTGTGCCAGCTCCTTCACAGCGCCCACATTCTCGCTGTTTACCAGCACTTTCTCCCATGAGTTCCGCATCCGCTCCATGATGGCGGCAGCATTCTGGTTCTTGATATTGTATTCATCAATAACGCTGGTGCCTTCCTCAAAGGCTTGGTTGGCCATTGTGACGTAATCGCGCAACATTTGGGTATTGTTCGCCAACGTCGCCAGCGTCTTAATCAGCCTTTGCGCCTGGCCTTTTGCGCCGATGTCGCCGATGACAGATGAAATGCCGCTGACAC